AGCTTTTCTTCGCCTGCCATTCAAAAATTCATACGGCAGTGAATCGAGCGGTTACTTCGTCTTCAAAACGAAAATATAGGTTCGAGTCCTATAGCACAATTAACTTTGCGCTTCACCTAATTGGCAAGGGTAACACCGCACGAGCTCTTCTCCGTATGACAACGGCCGGTCAGCTTTTGCTTTCTTTCCTGACCGGCCAAACAAGATAATAACGGGCAGTGTAGGACGCGGTTACTTCGACTTGTAATCGAGAGGCCATTGGTTCGAGTCCAATTATCGCATGTGCGATATAGCTCAGTGGGTAGAGCGCTATGTTCCCGCTTCCGTCTTTTCTCCCGTCATTATACCAGGCAGGCACGCATTGCAGCACGCGGTTACTTCTTTTTAGATCGAAAAGCAGGACAGTTGTTTCCCCTCTGACCTGACCGTACCGCTTGTGAATTCATCGTGCCTGCCCTATTTTTATCTTCTGGAGGAATGCCAAATGCCGCCCCTGAATCGACCGCTCGTCCGCCTGCTCTACCGCAAACACCGCATTACCAACACCATCAACGGCGTCAACTACATCATAGAATACCGCCGCTCCCCCTTCTGGACCTATGAACGGCCATCCCTATGGCTGTTCCTGATCGAGAAATCGACGCTCTGGCACGGTCAGGTCTGGGAGGTCTTCCCCAATGGCGGCCGCTGCGGATTCAGTCACAACTGTATCCGCGCCGTTTTCCCCCGCAGACAGATGAAGGATTTCCTGATCCGGGAATCCAATATTGTCTACAAAATCTGTTACGAAGACAAAGAAAAGAAATAGGAGGTAACAAACCCAATGGCAAAGTTCAATAAAACCGCAACCAATAAGACGGTCAACAAGGATGGCCATGTGGCCTACAAGATGACCGACAAGTCCAAGCTGGTAACGCAGGTCTTGACCAGCTTCTTCAATGAGAAGAAATTCTACGGCGATAACTCCAAGGACCTGCTCGAAACCGCAAAGCGCGTGGCTGCCGCAGATCCGCAGTTCCTCTCCAATCTGGCCGTATTCGCCCGCCGCGAATTCAATATGCGCTCTGTGGCCCATGTCCTGACCGCCATTCTCGCGAACGTCCCGGAGGGCAAGCCCTTTGTCCGCCGCACGGTCCAGGGCGTCTCCCTCCGCGGCGACGACGTGACAGAGATCATGTCCTTCTACCTCGCCACCTTCGGCAAGCCCGTCCCGAACAGTCTGAAGAAGGGCATTGCCGATGTGCTGAAGACCTTCGACGCCTACACGCTGGCAAAGTACAAGGGCGACGGCCATGCGGTCAAAATGCGTGACCTGCTCTGCCTCTGCCGCCCGAAGCCGCAGGACGGCAGTCAGGAAGCGCTGTTCAAGCAGTGCCTTGAAGGGAATCTGGAGATCCCGGAGACTTGGGAGACCGAGCTGTCCGCCCACGGCAACAACAAGGAGACCTGGGAGAAGCTGATCTCCGGCGGCAAGGTTGGCTACATGGCCCTGCTCCGCAATCTCCGGAACATCCTTCAGGCCAATCCGGGCAACGTGAAGAAGGTCCTTGACCGCATCGGCGATGAGAGGGCCGTCCGCAAGTCCCGCCAGCTTCCCTTCCGCTTCCTCTCCGCTTATAAGGAGCTCGGCCGTCTCGCCATCACCGATACCGCCGTCTTGGACGCGCTGGAGGCCGCCATCGACGCTTCCCTCGCAAATCTCCAGCCGATCCCCGGCAAGACGGTCATCGCCATCGACGTGTCCGGCTCCATGTCCAGCGCCATCAGCAACAAGTCTTCCATCCGCTGCTGCGAGATCGCCATGCTGATCGGTCTGATTGCCAACCGTCTCTGCGAGTCCGCCATCGTCTACACCTTCGACAACCACATTCAGAAGCTCTCCGTCCCGAAACGTGCAGGTATTCTCTATGCTGCCGTCAACGAATCCCGCTGCGGCGGCGGCACCGACATGGATCTCCCCTTCACGCAGATGATGAAGGACAAGATCGACTGCGACCGCGTGATCATCATCTCCGACAACATGTGCAATTCCGGCGGTTCCTATTACTGCCGCCAGACGGTCCAGACCCTTGCCGACCGGTACCGCAACGACACCGGCAACGACATCTGGGTCCACGCCATCGACCTTCAGGGCTACGGCACTCAGCAGTTCGCCGGTCCGAAGACAAACATCGTCGCCGGTTGGTCAGAGAAGGTCTTTGACTTCATCGTTCTGGCCGAGCAGGGCGAAGGCAATCTGGAAAAGACCATTGCGGCCTATCAGTGGTGACTGGCAATGCCGGTCAGTGAGAAAGTCCTCCGCAACATTCGCTTGACGGAGGACGAGAACAAACAGCTCGTGGCGGACGCCCACGCCCACGGCATGAACGTGTCCGAGTATATCCGCTACCTGATAGAAAAAGAGCGTTCCGCTGTGGACGCGAGACAGTGAACAGAAAGAGGACGACAGGCTCAAACCTGCCGCCCTCTCTGTTTTTATTCCGGAATCCCTAAGACGAATTCCTGCGTTGCTTTATCCAGCGGTTTCTTTTCGTGCGCCCCACCGCCGATCTCCGAATCCTTCTTATTAAAATTATCACTGAATTCATTGACGGCCGCTTCCAGCATAGCAATCAGCTCTTCGTCGCTGATCTGAATTCCGTAGTTTGCCAGAAGTTCGGACGCTTTAATCATGGCCTGCTTCAGCTTCTCGGCACCGTGGATGTCCGTGAAGACCTGCTCCACAAAGCGGACCGCCGTGCGGCACACGTTCTGCTTGATGGCCGTGTTGATGTACTTCGTGTACAGTTTCTTCGCCTGTACGCCCAGCCATGCCGCGATGGCCAGAAATACCAGCAGAAGCATCTGGTTGAAATATCCTGCGAAAAGATTACCCATTTTTTTCTCCTTCCCTGTCAGTCTTTATGCGTCAGGAATCTCCCGGTCGCCTTGTCCTTCTTGTAGGCTTCCTTCAGATATTCCATTGCGATCTTACCGCGATTGTTCTTGAATTCCGGATGACTCTCGCAGTATTTCTCATAAAAATCCACGTCATCGAGCATGTCTTCCCAGTGACTTTCCGAGTGAAGCTTTTCGTCGCAGACCTCATCATAGAACCGGAAAATCCGGTACCTGGCCTGTTTGGCCCGGTGCTCTTCCTCTTCCGCCACATGCTCCGCGAATCCTGCCTGCAAGTCCGAAACCTCTGCTTTGGTAGCCTGGATGTCTTCCGTGACCTGCTTCTGCATGGACGCGATGCTTGCCTGGGTCTGCTTCTGCATGGCTTCCAGGCTTTCCTGTGTTTTCTTGCGGTTCGAGATAATGGTCGGAATGATGCCGATCAGGGCGATCAGGATTGGCCCGCAGGCCGTCAGAATCGCCACCCATCCGGAAACCGCCGCCGTGTTCTCCATGGGATTCACCCTCTTTCCTGCCGGTTTGGTCAACCGGGAATATCCACGATCTTGATGATGTTATCCGGGTCCACATCAAGATCGCCGTGCATGATGCTCGATGCGAGTTCAAAAACTGCATCAATCACATTGCACACGCCAGACACTTGGATAGGGACAACCGTTCCGTCCTTCAGGACGTAAGCAAACCGAATGTTCTCTTTCACGTTCTCTTCCTCCTTTCTCATTCCCGCTCAAAAAGCTTTGCCCATGTCTCGTCGCCGACGATGCCGTCGATTTCCAGACCGTAGGCCCTTTGAAACTCACGGACAATCTCTTCCAGAAAAGATCCGTAAGTATCACTGACGTAGTGGACGCCCCAGCCGCGCGCCTTCAGCAGAGCGCAGAGCACTTCCACATCCGCGCCCTTCATGCCGGGCTTCAGCATTCTCAGCGGCCAGAATTCCGATTGCGGGATCTCCGCACTGACCGGTTCCTCTGGGGTTTCCGGTTCGTCCGGTTCCTGCGGTGGCTCCGGTTCGGTGGTACCTGCGCTTTCCTTCAGCGCTGTTTCCAACGCGCACAGCGTGTCCGGTCCGGCCTCTCCGTCCGCTTCCAGTCCGTGATCTCGCTGGAATTGCACGACGGCATTGTAGGTGTCGTTTCCGAAATCCCCGTCCGCTCCCCATCTGCCGAGGTCATAGCCCAGCGCCATGAGGTTTTCCTGAAGCACCGTGACATCGGTCCCGGTGCATCCTTTTTTCAGGATTCTGCCGACAGATCCGCCGCCGGTACCGCCGCCTCCGGATGAACTGCCACCGGCCAGCTCCCATCTCGGCCTGCCGTACCCGACGATCCGGGAATCATTCAGCGCATAGGACCGTCTTGCGACCATATCGCTTGTGTTTCCCTCAATCGTGGTAACGGTGCCGCCGCTGACGGATTCCACGATGCCGGTATGGCTGTACTCTCCTGGCGAATAGCTGAAGAAGATCTGATCACCCGGCTGAGGACTTGACGTGTACCAGCGTCCGGCGTTTTTATAATATTGCGCAGAATAGAGACATCCCGCACCGGCGCTTCCGGTAGGCTGACAGATCATTTCCCTGCCGATCGGATCACCGAAACCCTTATAGAACAGCCAGTCATAGAACACGTCGCAATAGGGAAATCCATTCTTCGGACCGTTGTACCAGTTCGTCCGGTCCATTTCAGCAGCGTACTTCGTGATGTTGTCGCCCTGTTCGTGATAGCCGATCTCCGCTCTTGCGATGTCAAGAACCTTCTGAACCGGGTCCTGCTGCGGTACCGTATTCTTTGCCATGGTTTCCGCCCCCTCTTTCTGCCAGTCATTGAGATTGATCTGGCCTTGGATTCTCTTTGCAGCGCTGAATCGCGCATCCACATTGCAGACTCCAGGCTGCTCATACTGTGTACAGAGCTTGCTGACAGCGGTGTACAGATCTGTTTCATCGGTGACAACCGTCCGGACATGGCCGTATCCGCCCCCGTTCAGCTCCCACCAGCAGAAATCGCACTGCATTTCCGCATCGTCCAGCGCCTTTCCGGATTTCTTCCAGAAGTCATACAGGTTGAATTTCCGGCCTTCCGTGTTCGCCTGATTGCAGAAGGTCCACTGGGCAAGTCCGTATCCCTTCCGGTCTGATCCGAAGACCTGGCGGCTGATAGACCCGTTCGAAACACCCTGCGTGTAACTCTTGCTGGTGCTTCGGTACGGTGAGAAATCGTTT